TTGAGATGATGGCGGGGTGCTGACCAGGATAACTTTTATCGTGATGAATCATCTCTCCTAAGTAAATCCGACTGGTCAAGATGCGTTGAAGATTGCCACGGCTAAAAGGTTTGCCACCATAGGTGTTGCCAGAGAGTCTTAGTCTAATAGGTGAGTAGATTCCTTGTTGATCTAATTCGGCTTTAAGGAGCCTAATGCTACCCAGTGCTAAGTATCGTTCATAGAGATTCTGGACTAAAGCAGCTTCATCGGGAACAGGAACTAAAGTTCTTTCTTTACCTTGGTATCCGATAGGAGCTGTTCCTCCCATCCACATCCCTTTTTGTTTGGATGCCGCAATCTTGTCTCGAATGCGTTCACCAGTAACTTCCCGCTCAAACTGTGCGAAAGATAAGAGCACATTGAGAGTGAGGCGGCCCATTGATGAAGTGGTGTTGAACTGCTGGGTGACCGATACAAATGAAACTCCTTTAGCATCGAACTGTTCCACAATTTTGGCAAAGTCAGCTAATGAGCGGGTTAATCGATCTACCTTATAAACAACAACGACTTTGATCTTCTTCTTATCTATATCAGCAAGAAGCTGCTTGAGGCCTGGTCGATCCATGTTCCCACCTGAATAACCACCATCATCGTAGAAGGTAGGAAGGGCTTTCCAGCCCTCATGTTTTTGGCTAGCGATAAATGCCTCACAGGCTTCACGTTGAGCATCTAAAGAATTAAACCCTTGCTCTAATCCTTCCTCAGAGGATTTTCGGGTGTAGATGGCGCAGGGTAAGAAGACCTTAGACATTTTTCAATCCAAAGAATGCAGGGCCAGAGCAAGGTGTTCCGGTGATCGCTTTGGCAATCGCTGATAGGCTTCTCCATTTCTTATCCAGATACAGATAGCCATCTTCTAAAACAGTGACCTGATGGGTTTCTTCTTGCCATACTCTGACCAATCTAGTTCCAACGGATATTTTGCTGAGATTCGATGCTTTATTGGCTTTTAGATATTGCTTATCTACAGAATTGAGACCGCCTATTTGATTGGTTTGGATTTGATATCCAATGGCTTGCCTAAGAAAGCTCTCGTGAGCATGAGGGGCTGGTGTTTTAAATAAACGAGCCCATGCTTGATGTAGAGCTTGTTTATTCAGTTTCTTGAGTTCATCAAGATCCATATCAGGCCTCAGTAGCTATTTTGTATTTGCGACTACCGTTAGAACTTGTTTCTGAGATGACATTTAGATTGAGCTTCTTTCTTAATGTTCCACTGATAAATCCTCTGATCGAGTGAGCTTGCCAACCTGTAATTTTTATAAGCTCTGAAATATATAAACCATCTTTTTTAGATAAAAGAGCAATCACTTGATCTTTTTTAGACTGGTTAGTTAAAGATTTTTTTGCTTTTGAGCTAGTAATTTTTTCAACATGTTTTTTCATCAATTTCTCCTATAAATCCTGCCGTAAGTGTTTGTGGCAGTGCTGCTAGTAACGCTCTTAATGGGTCTAATAGCAACTCAAATTGATGGCTTGAAATAGAATAAATATTGGGTTTTTTACAACAGTATTTCTTGACTATAGATAGTGTTTGATTGTGTAACGTGATGTTTGATTGTTTTAGGTTGTCGCTACCCAATGGGTACCAATTAACCATAAATCATTTATTTCTCTAAAAGTAAGTCATATTTCATTTATAAATTTTTTTGGAGAAATAAATTGAATAAAAGACCGTCAAACATTGCAATAGCCTATCGTTTTATTGAAGAGTTAAAAGGTAATAGTAAAAATCCACGAAAACACTCAGACCGCCAGTTAAATGCGCTGGTGAAAAGCATTAAATTCTTTGGCTTCAATATTCCTATTGCGGTTAATGCTCAAAGTGAAATCTTATGTGGTCATGCTCGAATAGAGGCTGCTAAGAAATTGGGAATTAAAGAAGTTCCTGTGATTCGATTAGATCATTTAAGTGAATCACAGGCTCGTGCCTTTATGTTGGCAGATAACAAATTGTCTGAGATGGGTTCTTGGGATCAAAAATTTTTAAAAGTACATTTACAAGAACTTTCTAGTGTTGATTTAAATTTTGATATTGAAGCAACTGGTTTCACAGTTGGTGAAATTGATTTGATTATTGATTCTGATCCAAAGTCCGATCGAGCTGATAAGGCAATTGTTCCCAAGGAAGGTCCTGCGATTTCTCAGTTGGGTGACCTTTGGGCTTTGGGTGAACATCGTATTTTGTGTGCTGATGCAAGATTGGAAAAGTCCTACGAAGTTCTTCTTGAAGATAAAAAGGCAGCCATGGTCATTTCTGACCCGCCTTATAACGTTCCAATCAAAGGACATGTTGGTGGAAAAGGGAAGATTCAGCATCGTGAATTCGCAATGGCCTCTGGTGAGATGTCAGATCGAGAATTTATTGAGTTTTTAACTGATGTCTTTCAAAACATGACTAAGTTCAGTCAGCCAGGCTCTGTGCATTCGATATTCATCGATTGGCACAATGTTCATGAAATGCTGACGGCCGGACTATCGGTCTATAACAAATTATTGAACATGTGTGTCTGGGCCAAGAATCAAGCGGGCATGGGTTCACTTTATCGCTCACAGCATGAATTATGCCTAATCTTCAGAAATGGTAAAGAGTCTCATCAGAACAATGTGCAGTTAGGTCGCTTTGGTCGCTACCGCACTAATGTCTGGCGTTATGGTGGCATTCAATCCATGAGGCATGGGGAAGAAGGTGATTTATTAGCCTTACATCCAACCGTTAAGCCTATTCAAATGATTGCTGATGCCATATTAGATGTAACACGTCGTCGTGACATTGTTTTAGACCCATTTTTAGGGAGTGGTACGGCTATCTTGGCCTGCGAAAGAACTCATCGCATTTGTTACGGTATGGAATTAGATCCTCTTTATATGGATACAGGGATTTTGCGTTGGCAGGAAATGACAGGGCAAGATGCTATTCATGTGGCCACTGGGAAAACCTTTACCGAGATGAAAGCAACTATCGACTCTAGCAATCAGGCTTGTGAGGTGACTCATGGCTAAGAAATTCACAACCATTCCGGGTGATTATGAAGTCGGGTTCAAAAAGCCTCCTAAAGCTACAAGATTCCCCAAAGGTCAGTCAGGTAATCCCCATGGTCGTCCTAAAGGTAAAAAGAACATGGCAAGCATTCTATTGGCTGCAGCTAATGAATTAGTTACGATTAATGAGAACGGGAGATCAAGGCAGGTTACCAAGTTTGAGGCGGCCTGTAAGCAAACTTTAAATAAGTCCGCAGGAGGAGATTTGAATGCGATCAGATTACTGATGCAACTAATGCCATCCGTAGAAGCACAAATGTCTAGAGAAGCCTCAACTATCCTGAGTGATGAACGTGACCAAGAAGTCATCAAACAAATGCTGAAGCGTGCAGATGTGGAGGTGTCATGAAAAACATTAAACCAAGACCTGAAGAGACTGCTGCGCTGCTAAGGATAGATTTAAGTAGTTTTATACATCGCAGTTTCTTGGAGCTTAATCCCCAAACCGAGTATTTGCACAACTGGCATATTGATCTGATTGCAGATGCCTTAACTCGGGTTGCTATGGGTGAAAGCACACGGTTAATTATTAATATCCCCCCTAGGAACCTGAAATCCATGTGTGCCACGATTGCATTTGTTGCATGGGCTTTGGGTAAGTGGCCTCATAAAAGGTTTATTTGTGCCAGCTTTGGGGCTGATTTAGCCCATAAGCACGCTTTGGACTGTCGGCAAATCATGTTGTCCCCTTGGTATCAGGCTGTATTTCCAACAAGACTGAATCCTTCCAAAATGGCAGTTCACGACTTTGCTACCACTGAAAAGGGTGGTCGGATGGCTGTATCAACGGGTGGCGGTATTACAGGGCGTGGGGCTGATATCTTGATTATTGATGATCCACTCAAACCTGATGAAGCTAGTTCCGAGGTAACACGCAAAGGTGCTAATGGCTGGTTTGATAACACCGCCTATACGCGATTGGACTCCAAAAAGCATGGCGCAATTGTGATCATCATGCAACGCTTACATATGGATGATTTAGTGGGGCATGTCATACAAAAGGGTGATTGGGAAATCATCAATTTGCCAGCGATTGCCGAAGAAGAGCAAACCTTCCATTACCGATCTATTCGTGGACCTAAAATTGTTCATCGGAAAATTGGAGATGTTCTCCATCCAGAGCGGGAGTCATTGGAAACCCTGATGCAAATCCGTGACAACATAGGTGAATATCCGTTTACAGGCCAGTATCAACAAGCACCAGTTCCTTTGGGTGGAGGGTTGATTAAAAATGAATGGATACATAGCTACGAGCCTCATGAGCTACCCAGTTCATTCGAGCTGCTGGTTCAGAGTTGGGATACGGCTAGCAAGCCTAATCAGTTTTCGGATTACTCCGTGTGTGTAACTCTTGGTCTAAAAAATAAGATGATTTATGTTTTAGATGTGTGGCGTGGTCGAGTTGATTTCCCCACGTTAAAAGCCCAAGCTATTGTCAAAGCTCATCAGTTCAAGCCGCATCATATTTTGGTTGAGGATGCTTCATCAGGTATACAACTGGTACA